ATCGGCCAAGACCGCCGAGGCATTGGGATTGCCGATGATGATCTCGCACGACCGAGCGCGCTTGAGCAAATTGCTCGCCTTGATCTTGCGCGTAGTGTTGGCCCCGGCAGGGTCGAGCCACACCCAAAGCAGATCATTGGGACTGATCGATGTGATCTCCGTCATCCCCGGCAGTGTCACCGTCTGCCCGTATAAGAACGGCAGGGAGCATAGAAATAGAATGCCAAGAATGGGAAATATTTTTTTCATGTTATGCGTTTAAGCCATCCCACCAGAAATCTCTGTTGGCCCGGGGCGTTTTTGACGATGTCGAGATAATGAGCGAATTGATAGCCGTTCAGCACTTTCAGCAGCGTCTCTTTTTTGTCGCTCTTGGTGAGCTTATTGACCGCCTCCAGGGTCTCGGGACCGATCACGCCGTCGACCCGCACGCCAGGAGCGTCGCCGATCAAATTGATCGAATCCTGCAGATGGGTGATAGCCTTTGAGGTGCCGAGGTTGACGCCCTGCTCGAAGAGCTCCATCGCGATGTCGGGATCGTCGATCTTATCGAGTAGCATTCGGTTCCAATAATCGCGCAGGTAAATCGCCTTGGCCCCGCGCAGCGTTAAGTTCTTAATATCGACTTCCGGATAGGCCCGCTTGCTGATCCCCCAATTGGTCTCGCCGCCATAATCGTAATCGTCGTGCACATAGCCGCCCTCGAGCCCGATTATTTCCTCAAAGGCCATGTCGAAATTGGGCGGGGCGTCGGTCGGCGCCAGTTCTTCCGCCGGCACATATTCCAACGGAGGTGGATGGGTAGGTTGCTCCGACATCTCTCCTTGTCTCCCCTTCTCCGTGTCTCCTTGTCTGGTCTTCACGTTCCCGCCTTCGCCGCCGCGGCCGCCAGGGGCGCAAGCTGATCGATCAGGCGCGAGAGTTGCGCTTGCAGATTGAGTTGCATCTGCAAAGCCGCCGCAATGGCCGCCTCGCTGGTCGATGCTTTATCCACGGAGATCTTCACCGTGTTGATCTTTCCCTCGATCTCGCTGACTTCTAAAATCAATCCCTGCATTTCCTTATTCGACTCATAGGTTATCTTCTTGCCATCCGGAGAAACTTCATAAGTCGCCTCAGTCGACGCCGACCAGGCGCGGATACCACAACCGACGAGCGACAATATCACAGCGAGTGCCAACGCGCAGAGGAAAAAAATCCATGCTTTTCCCAGGTTGTCTCTTTCGTGTGATCGGTAAGGCATCATTTCTTCTTTTTCTTCTCGTAGAGATTTTCCCTACTGAGAAATTGACCGCACCAGTCGAGCGCATCCACCTTCGGCCAATAAGTTTGTCCTATATTGGTGGCAAACACCTGCGGCGGCTTGCAACGGCACTCCCCCGCGAGCCGGTCCTTGTCGGTCGGATGGTAGTACGCGCAATTCGTACAGGTCTTATCCGTCGCCATTACCGTTCCGCCGCCTCATCTGTTTTATGACCCATTCGGTCGCGACCCAGATAATCAAAATTATCAAGGCCATCAAAACTGGATAAAACCATTCGCCCATTACTCCCAAACCAAATCCGTAAAGGAATCGCAGGACGAAGCGAACATCCTCGGCCATCTCATCGAATAGTCCGATCAAGTAAGTTCTTCGGCATACACTCCCAAAACTCATTAGGTATTTTCTGAAAACTTATTTCGTCGCCCTTTGGTATCGTTTGAAAATATAAATTCAGCCGATTGGTGCAAATTATCGCGTCCATCTTTACCCGCGTTGCAGCATTCTCTGCGCGTACCAGCTCATCCAATTCGCCATGCTCGACTCGCCGCTGCCAATGCTCATAGAGCGCAATCCCGGTGAGAAGCGAGAGCGCCACCACGACGAACACAGTTGTCCCGGCGGCCGCAATACTGCCGAATCCGGTCTTGAGCTCGATCTTGCCATTGGGTTCAGCCATTAGCGCTCATCAGTAGAATTGCGCTCATAAATAAATTTCGGCATACATCCGTATAAATCCGGCGGCATCCGTCGCCAATCAATCGGCTTTTCCACCGAAGTTTGCATCAGATATAAAGTCAATTTCAGCCTGCAATCTATAAGATCGTGTTCCCTACTTCGTTTTTGGTGCTCCCAAATCGTCATACCCGTCAGTGCCGCCAACGCCAGCACGATAAACACCGAGGTGCCATGCGTGATGATGCTGCCAAATCCGGTTTTAACTTCGAGTTGATCTTCATTTGCCATTTATTTCGACGTCGTGGCGCAGACCGGATTGCTAAAAGGACTATTCGGGTTGCCCGTCGCCATCACCTCGACGCAATAAGATGTATATCGACGCCTTCCCGGCCAGTCCCACGTTGTCACGTCGGCGGCCAAAGCCACCAACTTGTCATATTGCTGATTGCCTTTTGATTGTTTGCCCCAAATCTCATAACCAGTCTCGCTGTCGTTATTATCGTCCCAAGTGATGCGCAGATTCGATGAGTTGAGCGAAGCGATCGACACCCCTTGAGGCGCGTTGGGCGCGGCCCCGGCAATGGCCGGAGTCGTCCAGCAGGCTTGTGTGCTCGGCGGGCTGGATTGCCCGGCCTTGGTCGCGACCACTTCCCAGCAATGCGCCACGCCCCCCGCGTCCGTGAAAGTGTTCTGAAAGCTTACAGTCGGCGCTGCCACCGTCCCTATCTGCGCCATCGCCCCGCCGCCGTCGCCGCGGCGGATCACATAATTGGCCGGCGCGTCGTGCGTAGCATCGACCACCGAGGCGGTCCAGCTGACGGTTGTTAGGCAGTTTTGCGAGTTCGCGGTGACGCGCTGACACGTTTTCTGGGAGTGCGCGATGCCCTCTAAAAGGACAAGGAGACAAGGAAACAAGGAGACAAGGAGAATAATTAAGATCCTTGCCTTGTTTCCTCGTCTCCGTATCTTCATGTCTCCTTGTCTCCCCATCTCCGTGTCTCCTTGTCTTCTTCAGTCCGCCCCTATTTCGAGCGTCGCCGACGCGCTGATCTCCACCGACGCTGGCGCGGCGATCTCGACGTATTTTCCCGGCGCGCCGATCAGCGGCGTATTCATATCGCTGACGATCTGTGCGGGCGTTCGACTGTAGTTATAGACCCGCGCCTCATCGATCTTGCCGGTGAAGTATTCACCGAAATCGCTGGCCCCGATCGTCACGTTTGCGCTGGCTTGCACCATGGGTGCCGTTGATGTCTGACTGGCCACGAGGTTGCCGTTCAAGTAAAAATTCGTCGTCAATCCATCGTAAGTCACGGCCAGATGCGACCATTGATTGACCGGCGGCAGGGACGTCGCGCAGATAAAGTTATCGACCGTTGTGTTGTAGCCGCCCACCGGCGCGAACGCCGGCGTAGGGCAATAGCCTGTCTCGCTCGCGGCATAGAGAAAGTATCGCTGGTGAAAAATGACAGCGGCAAAGCTGGTCGCCGCCACCGTCGGATAAACCCACATTTCCAAAGTCATAGCTGGCGCGAGGGCCAGTGATGCCGCAGGCGGGATGGTCAGATAGCCTGAGCCGTCGAGGATAATCGCCTTGCCATATTTGCCGGTATTATCCCAATTGGCCCCAGCAGCCAAAGTTGCGTTATTCTTTTGACCCGAGACGTCTGTCGCCGTCGTGCCGCTGCCTTCATCGAATGGCAAGGCCAGAACCATCTGGTTGATCGGCGGTGCCGTGGGAACATATTCAAGCGCCCCGACATCCCAAGGCACGCTGCGAGCTGCGGTATTTAGAAAATCGCTGGTAAACAACGAGGAAAGATTCAAACCATTGCCGATGGCCGGTGCTCCCGCTATCAAGCGAAAATCGCCCGCAGCCGCATTGACGAAAGTCCCCGCCGCCGTGTCGCTCAGACGGTTGTTGCTGAGCGTAGCCCCGGCAGAATTGTCGATAGAGTTGACCGCATTATCGACGATCAGGTTATTGCTGATGGTCCCGCTTCCCGATGAGAATTTGATGGCGTTGTAACATTGTGTGCCGCAGTTTGTAGTCCCGTTTCCGTTTCTCCAAAGGGTGTTATTTGCGATGGTTTGCCCGCTGTTGTTTGCGTCGATTCCATTAATATTATTATAGATCAGATTATTGTACGCCTGATTGTTCGGCCCATTGTATAACCCGATGGCGAATTGGGCGCTTCCGGCGCTCGCTGCGCCGACATTATAGATGCGGTTTCGCCGATAGATGTTGTTGCTGGGCGTAACTCCGTCGCCTATATCCTCGGCCCAATTATGGATACCGTAGCCGCCGACCCAATCGTGACATTGGGAGTCCTCGATGATGTTGTTGTCGGTCTCGATATACCAACAGTGATAGTGAAATTCGGCGCTGCCCGCGTAATCGTGGACGTTGGATCCCTTGATCCATAAATGATTTCCGACATGGCCCGAGCCGCCGACGATAAACCCCTGCCCGCCGCTGTTGACGTTTTTGACCTCGATGTTTTCCAGCTTGATATAACGCACCTGACCGGGATGAGCGCCGCCGCCGCCCATGTTGACGCCGCCACCATTGATGATCAGGTTCTTGAAGTGGAAAAACTGATAGGTGCCGCTCGAAGGGGCGAGCGCGATCTGGCCGTTAATCTGAACAGTCTCGCTTTGATAGCCCTGAATGATCGTCGCCCCGGCAAAACTTGCCTGATCGACCGGCCCCGAGGCCGTACCGCTGCCAGATTGGCTCGTAGTCAGGATCGAACTGTCAATATTGATGGTGTAGGTCCCCGCCCGCACGTTGAGCGTGTCGCCGCTTACGAGTTGCCCAAGTCCGGTTGTGAAAGTGCAGGGTGTGGCGATGTTGGTGCAGGCGGTGCCTGAGCCGGTAGTCGATGCGTAGCGAATCGCGCTCTGCGCAATGGCAGGCAAAAATAAAACGAACAGTAATGGCAGCAATCTTTTCATTGCATGATCACGACCATTCTGCGAGGTTTTGCCACTGTGCCCGCCGCTTCGCTGATAGGCACCGCAATCGCCGAGGCAAACGCGCCCGATAAATTGGTCCAACTGATGCCGCCCGAGGACGGGCGCGTCGCCGAAGATCCCGTCGCATTATCCGCGGCCACACCGACGCAGGTATCGAATCCCTTGACCATCGCCCCATTGACCATTGTCACCGCGGTACAAGTCCCGCTGGCGTTACTAAATGCCACGCCGCCATAAGCGAGTCCGTTGGTTGGCACTGTGATCGAAATCGCCGACGCATCGACCGTGCCGTCGCTGGGGTTAGTGACAGGCGTCCCGAGCGGCGTCGATTGATTGGCCCCGGTAAAAGAAGTGCAGCCGCCCACCAATCGAGTCGCCGCGGTGGGAAGCGTCAACGATACCGTATGCGCTCCCGTTGCTGGGGCGATCAGATACCACATCTCGATCCGATGGGAAGGATAGGACGCCCCGTTGTCTCTCGAACCGCTGATCGTTAGCGGCACGCTGTTGAAGGTAAAGGAACTGACGTTTCCGCCGTCGCCAATGGCTGCAAGACATATGAGCAGCGTATTGCTCCCGGTCACGGTATGAGACCAGGTAAGATTGCTCGCCGCGGAGCCTGAGCTTGATGAGTCGGCGTCTTTGGCCACAACGGCCCAGGTTTGGGAGACAAGGAGACTTGGAGACAGGGAGACAAGGAGAAAAAGACGGCCAATTCCCTTTATCATGAATCTGCTGTAGGGGCGATTCATGAATCGCCCGTACCCTTATTTTTATTCACTATCCACCGTCGCCGTGATTGTTACCGTTATGCGTTTCGGCGTGCCGCTCGTGGCCGCCGTAACCATGACGAAATCGATCATATTGCCGACTGCGATGGCGTCTTCGCCGGATGTAAAGCTGGTCGAGGTCGCCCCGCTTGTCGTGCAAACCAGATTCGACGAAAGGATATTCGCCGGGGTGCCGTCGTTGCGTTGTAGGTTGATCGTGCTGGTCCCGGTATCGGTGCGGCACTTGACCGAGGTGATATGAAACGCCGCCAGTTGATTTTCATAGACGTCGACCTGATCGTCGCTATCCGTGAGCGCCGCGCCCGAGTCGGCCCCGATCACAAAGCCGATAGTGCGCTTTCTTAATGTCGCCGCCTGGATGCCCACCTTGCCGGTAATGCCCGTCCCTTTGAAGATGAAAGAATTGGTCGAGACGTCGCCGACCTCCATCTTTTTCGATGAGTTGACCGAATCGGCATCCTCGCAGACCGCGCTATCGTTCAACGTGGTCCCGCTCGCCGCCTTGGATAAGCAGCCGGTCGCAAGACCGCTGATGCCGCCGGGCGCGTTGCCGAGCATCGAAACCATTTGGAAATTGGTCCCGTCGTAAACGACCTCGACGATCTGCCCTGAGCGAATATCGTTGTTGTCGAGATCCGTGGTTGCCCCGCCGACCGGCTTCTTGATCGTGACCGGGCTGGCGATGCCGTTTAATGCCAGGGTTGCAACGCCGGTGTTGGCCGTATTTGCTTTGAAGAAGTAGTGAGCGCCGGTAGTGTATGCCGTGATCGGCGGCGTGAGGCTGCAAGCGTAGGCGTCGGTGGATCCGGCATCGGCGCAGTACGCACTCGCGCCTGGATTGATGATCGTCGAGAGCGCACGCCAACTCGTAGCCGTGTTGTCGTATTGCAGGATCAATCCCTGGTTCGGGCCGACTATGATATCCGAGCCAAAGGCAAAGCGGTTGCCGGTAGCCGACGACGATGACGCATTGGGAAAGATCGCAGCAAAACTGCCCACGTTGTAAAGCGTGATGATGCGCCCGTCGGCACCGCCGAGCAGGCCGGTGATCGACCAGATCGCATTTGTGGAAAATCGGATCGTCGAGGCGGTCGAAAGGGCGGTCGGGTTCCAGTCGTTGGTGTTGGCCGTCAGCGTCGTGGGCGTGATATCCCCGGCCAGATCGAGTCGGCCGAGTTGGAGGATCTTGCCAAGGATCGCGATAGTCGAGCAGAGCGAAGCGGTTGGGGATGGTCCGCCGGGGTTGGTGACGCAGATCTCGTTTGACGTTCCGAATACGTCAGTGACATCGCCAGTCCCGCCGCCCGCGCCGCCGCCGATCGATGCCCAGGCCGAGCCGTTCCATGCGCAAAGCACGCGAGTCGATCCGCCGCCCGTGGTGCAATCCGTTCCGCTGGTTCCGTCGGTGACTATCACAAGCGCATGATTGGCCGGGCGAGTCGCGACTGTAACTTCCGGCAGCTTGATGTAGACGGTTTTGCCCGTCAGGTCCATTGTCGAGCAGAGCGTGATCGCGGGCGTCGGCGTGCCGGTGTTGGAGATGCAGACGCCGTTGGCCTCGCCGGTCGGCACGATCTCGGCATCGCGGGTGAACGCCGGGCTGATGCTGCTATCAGGAATATATTGAGCCGCGTTGAGCGATGCCGCCCAGAATAACGCCGCGAGAATTAACAATATTTTTTTCATGTTTATCCGGTAGGGGCGATTCATGAATCGCCCTTACGAATCAATAAAAATATCGAGTCCAAAGATCGACCGAAGCTGCCGGCGCGATCCCCATCTTGACCGCCGTCCCCGAAACTCCATACTCCGCCTCGCCGGGTGTCGGATTGACCGCCACGCGCACCTGACGAATCCCCTGATGGATGATCATCATGCTCTCAGCTATCGGCGTGTGGCTGATCGTAAAATTCACGTTCGATCCGTTCTTGGTTCCGGATAGGTCTTCGATCGCCCACGTCATGTTTTTACGTCCCATTGATCGTAATGCCGCACCACCGAATTTTGATAAATCACTTCGGCGGACAACAGCCACGTCTCGTTAGGCACCTGGCCGACATCGCGGATCGAGCGCAGCTTGCCGTAATCGAGCCACTCGCCCTCGCCCCACTTGATTTGAATATGCTGCCCTATTACCGGCAGTTGTTCGCCAAACGTCATAATCATGCCGTTACATATTGCGCCACGATATTTTGACCCGCGACAACAGATGACCCTAGAGTGATAGTGCGGTTGCCTGTCCCGCCTGCGGTGAATTGCAACTCCGCCGGCGCCGAGGCCACCCGCTTTAAATACAAGCCCGACCAGGAAACGATCAGCGAATTAAGATCGGGGTTTTGACTCAGCGTGAAAACCGTCCCGGTCCCGCCGCTCGGCGTCTCGGTTACGAACGTCCCAATGTTAGCCACCGATGACGGCGGGATCGGGATCGTCTGCGGCGGCACATCGAGCAGCGCGGCCTGGATCGCCGTGATCTCGGAGTTGGCCAGCACGGAGTCCGCTTTACAGACATGGCTGACATGGATTCCGGTATTGCCGACCCACACCCCGCTTGAATTAAACGGATTGCCCTGCGTCGGCGTGGACTTCGGCGCGCGGTCCTCGAACCAGATCAGCGTGCTTGAATTGCTCAATAGGTTCTCAACTGCAAATGATAACGACTCGCCTGACGTGATAGCGATCCCGAGATTGAGCTCATAGTATCCATTGCCATCGACCGCGTATTGAAACCGCGGCACGTTGACAGCGACGGCATGAATGAACCCATCGCGTCGAATGGCGGTCGATGTGCTCGCCCTGGTAAATGTCACGCCATCGATCCCCATGAAGTCCAAGTTATCGAGCAGCGGCGCATAAAAAGTTATTTTTTTGCGCAGCGCGTAATTGAGCTTCAGGATATTCGCGATGGTCCAAAACTGGAGCATTTATCTCCTTGTCTCCTGATCTCCTTGTCTCCCTGTCTTCATACAATGTCCCCTGATGTTATCTTCTGCAGTTGAAAATCATTGGACTGCACCCAGCCGCTGACGTTGCCGCTGAAATCGATCGAGCGCACCGTTGTATAAAGATTTTTGCCGTAGGGCGGCGGGTTGTTGCTCATGTCGAACACCATACGCACGTTGCTAGTCTGCCCCACCAATGCCGCGCTCGTTCCGGCCCTTGCTTGGGCATAGCCGATCAGGTTGCCGCGATAGGGATTGCCCTGCGCATCGAGTAGAAAATCAAAACTGACAACGGTTGCCTCTATCGCAGCTAGATCCAAAGAGGTTGGCAGACTGAAGGTCGCCTGAATCGTAACGGTCTTTAAAACGCCCCAACTTTCCACCAATGTCGGCGGGTCCGGCGGCGTCGTATCGCCAAAAAAAGTTGTCGGGCCACGAATCAGCGGAGCAGAGTTATTATAGACCCCGCTGGAATTGTACGGCTTGAATCGGTGATACCAAGTCCCGCCCTGATCACCGCCGTCACGCTCCCAGTGCATCCCGACCGGCCGCGCCAGTTCGACCCAATTGATTCGGTCAAGCGACTGCTCGACTTTGAAGCCGTATGTCTCGCTGAAACTTGTCCAGCGAATCCGATAGGTCGTGCCGGCTGTCGGCAGACCGGTGAACTCCTCGCAGGCGGCCGAGCGGCTAAGCGCGTCATAATATAGGATTTTCCTCTCTTGATCGTGAAACGCCCCGTCGGCGATCAGCAGATATGCGCCGCGATAATAATTGGTCTGCTCGGCTTGCCGCGGCTCATTGATATCCAAAACGATAACGGTCGTCGACACATCGGTTACGCCGGCACCGAGCGGCCCGGCCGTGTGCGCGTTGGCCGACATATAGCCGCCGTGAACGGCCAGGCCGCGAGTAATGTCGTAAAGTATGGTCGCGCCCCAACTGCCATCGGGTCTTTGGACCAATTGACATTGAACGGAGGCTTCGCGTATCGGGATCGGCGGCACGAGACTCAACGGGAATCGCTTGCGGTCGAGGCCCGGCGGCAGCGCATCGGGATTATAAACTTCTTCGATATATTCCGTCCTTAGCTGCGTGATATGCCCCTGGTCGTCGATTTGAAAATCCCTCGCGCGCGTCTTGATGTGATCGATCAATTCCACCCCGATAGCGAAAACGGCGCCCTCTTCTGGCAGATTGTTTAATACCGTAGCGAGGCCGACCTGACTCCACCGCCCCGCGCCGGTGGAGAGTAAGCGCGTCTCGCAGAGGCTCATTCCCTTGTGCTGGATGATGGCTAGGTAATTTTTGCCGACGTCCAAGTCGATCGCGTAGGGCAAATTCAATGTCCCGAGCGTGCACCCCGCCGGCAGCACTCCCGCATAAGCGCCAATGTCCCCGATCGTGCGCTCGCTCAGCCAATCCAGATCGAACGGCTCGCCGGTCAACTGGCTCGATGGCGAGACGAAACTATACCGGCGCCTTTCAAGATCCTGCCGCTTCATCTGGATCATGTTCTCGCGGATCACTTCGGATTCACGTGTAAGCGTTTCGTAGGCGACGACCTTTTGATTGATGGAAGTCCTTGGTGAAACGGAGTCGACCGGCTGCGAAAGCTCGCTCGTGTAGTCGCTGGCGGCGTCCCTGAATTGCCCGACTATTTGATTGAATGGATCATCGGGCGGCGAAATCTCCATCGAGATCGAGCCTTCGATGATATTGCCCGGCTCTGCGAGCAGCATATTCGGCGTCCCTGGCTTATCGATCACATATTTCCATTTGAGCCCTGATGGAAATATTGCGGCGCGGCCCTCGCTGGCGACGCGCTTGACCCAATCCCAATCCCATCGCCGCTCGGTTATGCCGACGTCGCAAACGTCCCGCTGCTCCGTCCCGCCGCCCTGCGCTGGCACCGCTTCGTCATAGTAGGCGAGCGAGTCAAAGTGCCATTGGGCGTCGTCGATCTCGGCCTCGCTGAATTCATAGCCCATGCCGCAAACGGGGTGCGTCATCAGGTCGCGGACGATCAGCGTGCGCGCGCGGGTATATCCCAGCGTCCCCACTACCGGATCTTTGCATTTCTTTCCCTTGACGAACGCGCTCACTTCGAGCGCCTGCAAATTTCGGACTTGATTGCCTTGAAGTCCGGTAATACCTAGCAGCACATAGCCGGGATAGTTTGTCGTCGTGTAAGAAATCTCCTCGACGTTAAATAAAACCACCGTCGTCGCGTGAGCGTCGGTGGGGTTGCCGACATGGGCGCTATTAACCGTGATCTTTAAATCCCATTGACCGTCCGGCGCGAGCTCGTCGTGCCAGATCGAGCCCTCGTTTTGGCCGAACTGGATATAGTGTTGAAAGGCCGCTGCGGGTGAACTGCCGTGATAGGGATCGGCGGCGACGTCGGGACGATCGGTCCAATATTGTATCGCCGCTTCCAGCGAGACCATCGAGGTCTGCACATAGATGTCACGGAAAAACGCGCTGCGGATCGCGTCCTCGATGTGCCAAAATAGCCCCGATGGCGAAGGCACGACGACATAATCGGCAGCCCCGACTCTTCTCAAATCGATGCGCAGCTCGACTACATCGCTGGTAAACATGCCGGTTGGAGGCGAGCGCCAAAGGCCGGCGGGAAAATTCAAAATCAATTTAATGACGTTGACGTTGTTTCCATGCGTGACGTATGGGATCGTCGTGGGTGTTTCCGTAAGATCATCGTATGGCAACGTCCTACCGTCAACGAATAGATTCCTGGTTTGATTGAATTCGGGAATAACCGTTTGAGTGAGACTGCCGAGCCGGGTATTGATGACGACGCCCTGATATTGATTCGCGGGAACCCGGTCTATCAGCACGTTATAAATCGCTTCATATTCATCCCCGCCGCTATCGCCCATGCAATACAAAACGTCGGCTATCATCGTGGTATAATCGGCCGATAAATGCGCGCCCGACGCGATCACGTGGCCCCACACCCTTTGTTCGCCATAGAAAACGGGAATCGGCACACCTTGACCTGTGGTATTTTGAAATCCAGTAATGCCGAATGCTTGGCCAGTGCTGCCATCGAGTTTGGGTGCTTTGGGACTCGGCGTCAGGGCTCTGATTATTCCCGATATGGCCATGCTAATCGCCATTGAAATGACCATTTGCAGGACTATAGATTCCGAGATGGCTGTCGTGATGGCAGTAATGGTGGCCGTGATTGCGGCTGTGATACTCACCGGCTCTTGAATCTTTAAGACCAACCGCACGCGATCATTTTTCTGCGGGATATAAGTTTCCCAATCAACCCGTAATCGCCCATTGATAAGACAAGCCTCAACCGACTGCACATAAGGTTGCAGCAGAAATCCGAGATTGGCCCCTTGAGCGTCCACTGCGGCGCTTTCCTCATGGCCTGCCGGTCCCTGTAGTGCTACGGTTAAGAGCATAATTCCTTATGACGGTAAAATCCTTTGAACGATGTCACCCAAATAGGCCGGCTAATATCGACTTTGCCGACTCCGTTGGTTGCGGGATTGCATTGAATACATCTTCGATAGTCGAGCATCACGCCAAGATGAAAACCCGTACCCGTAAACTCATGCCCATGAAAAACGGCTATATCGCCGAAACGCGGCTCTTTAACCCTCTCAAAATTGCGCGCCTCGCGCATCGCTTCTTTTGTAGTCTCAATCCCCATTTCAGAAAAAAACTTCATGCAGAATTTCAAGCACCCCTCATCCTCGTAAGGCATCCCGAGCCAGCCGCCAAGCGCCACCGGCTTGTTACAAAGGTCTTCGATCCGTTTTCTGGTTTCTTCCTCGATCATTTCTTCGATGTCAATGTAGGGGCGATTCATGAATCGCCCTTACGAATCGCCCCTACAATATCCAATCATGAAATTCTCGGCACCTCAGGCGAGAGCCCTGGAAACTCTGCTTGAGTGTAAATCTTGCGCGGCAATACGCCTCGCCCGAGCCAGCGCCCGACAGTGAAAATCACCATCGATACCTCTGCTTTGATGGCCATGACTTTCGCTACGCGCTCCCAATGCCCGGTGATTTTATTCAGCAAGTCGGCATGCAGCAGACGCATCGTTACCGCGTTGCCCGTCACGTCGATCTGTTTGACATATTTTCCCGCAAGACCGGCCAAGTTGGAGACCGATATCGTCGCCGCTTCGATGCTCATCCCCTGCGACGTTTTCATGTTATTCCAATTCATCATAATCGGCTGATACGTGTGGCCGTTCCATGTAATCGGTTCGGGATTAGTAGCCCAATAAGAGATCACCGGCCCGACCGGATTCTCGATCAACTCGACCGTCTTGATAAACCTCCCGCCTTCGTAGTTCGCCGTTAATTTCCTGATGTAGGCATCGTCGAGAATTAACATTCAAAATTGCCACCTCTGGTAGGGGCGATTCATGAATCGCCCCTACGAATCGCCCATCCTAAGTTGCGACCTCTTCAATAACCAATTTCAGCCGATGGATATTCTCGCTCGTTATCTGCGAGCGAAAGCTGCGCGCCATTTGCGTCTTTTCCTCGGTGCGCAGCACGCACTTAATCCGCCTTCTATACTTCGCCGTGATCGGATAGTTGGGATTGATGACGCCGGTAAAGCGGATCGCATCGCAGGTGATCCCATCGCCGCCGAGCGGCGACCAAGGCTGATAAAATGAGCCGTTGACATAAATCAGGAGCGACGACACAAACACAAACCGGTGCGGCAGATCGTAGTCGGTCGTGTTGGCGATACCGATCGCCACGAGCACCGGCGCGACCATCTCGCCGAATCCCGCGCCATCGAACCAAAAAGGCGTGTCGCCCTGGATATTTTCGAGCAAGCCAAGCACCGGCCCGAGCAATTCCTGGCGGCCCGGCACAACTAACTCCCAACTGCTAAGTGGTCTTTTCTGCAAGCGCCGGAACATCATCGTCCCGTTGCCGACCGGATCTTTAAGGGTCGGCATGGAAAGATTTTGCGGCATGACGTGCTCCGGAGCGGCGAGAATTGTGAAGGCCATATTCTTTTATTCTTCGTAGGGGCGATTCATGAATCGCCCCTACATTATGCGAATTATTTGCCTCTCATGCGTAATCTTTGCTCGATCGCGCTCATCACCATCCCATCGTTGGTGATATTGCCGGCCGTCACCTTGACCACCTGATCCGGCGTCATGTTCGGTTGACGCGGCGTGATATCGCCGTTGATCTCGACATTGACGACGCTGCCGCCGCCCGGCACCTTGCCTGTCTTATTCATCTGGCCGAGCGTGTCCGCGCCGATGTTGTCGACGGCTTTTTTTTGCATAACGAACTCGCCGCCGTGGCCGATAAATAGCCCGCCGCTGGCGAAGCTCGGAATCATGCCGCCCTTCTCCATGAATAATGAAGCAATCCATGACCCTACGCTGGAGATACCGGAAGATATCGACGAGCCAATGCCCCCAGTGCTTCCACCGCCCCCTAATGCCTCCTTCAGCCAGTCTCCTAATTTTTTGCCGATATCATGCGCCATGTCTTTTAATTTATCGTCGGCGGCAAGATTCATCGCCTCAGCCAATCCCCCCATAAATCCTTCGGCGATTGTTTTTAGTGGCGCTAGAATTGCCTTGTCTAATACTGCGCCTTGAAGCTCTATCATCATGTTACGTACTAAATTTTTCATGCCCTCGCCGAGACCTTGCTGGCCGGTCTCGATTCCCATCAAAGTATTTTTAAGCCCCGATGTCATAGAGTCTGCGAGCTCTGCGCCTAGTTTCTCGCCGCGCTCTCTTGCTTCTGCTGCTGGGTCAGCACCTTCGCCAGTAAAGCCCGCCCTTGCGCGTACCTGTTCCAGTGCTTGCTCGATCTGATATCGCCGCGTCACTGCTTCAATTTCCGCCGGTCCTGCACCGGCGGCTTGCGCTGCCTCTTGTGCCTTGACGATCAGGTTAGTGTATTTCTTGCTGATCTCATCCAGTGCTTTGGAAAGATCGTCCAGCCCCAGGCTCTCCGCGTCCATCTTGATCGCGGCCCACTTCTCCTCGGCATCGGTCAAGGCGTCTATGTCTTTGATCCATGCCTTGGATATCGTTTGAAGATCCTCAAGCGCCTGTTTTTCGAGCCGCAGTTGATCGGTCAAGTCGCGGCGCCGGTCCTGCTCTGTTTTCAGCGCCGTGGAAATACCCTTTGCGTTCTCCTCCATCTCTTTCTGCGCGAGTATGTAGTTGTCGGCGGCTTCTTTGCCGGACTCCATTTCGATAATTTGCGCTTGCAGGGCGGCGTTGGATTTTTGGATGCTCTCGATCTGTCTTTGTAGCTCATCGGCCAGTTTTTTGGCCGCGGCCTCATCGACCGGCGCCTTGAATGGCGCGCTGACTTTCGCCCTTTCGGCGAGCGCGCCGCCGCCGGCGCCAAGTAGAGCGCCGACCGCCGCGCTCTTATTGAACATCTGACTGAACAGGAAATTGATATTGCTCAAATCTCTGATGACTTCGGCCAATCCCTCCGCGGCGACGACCTTCAATCGATTATTCAGGCGCGTCCACGCATCGCCGAACTCATCGAGCGTATTGATATCCGCGTCGCTGAGTCCGCTTTTTCTCAGCTGCGCCAGATGCCCCGATATCTCTTCGATCGCCGGCCCGAGCTCGCGAAAATTCTTGCCTAGCAATTGCGCGCCGAGCGCCGCGCGATTGATCGGATTTTCGACTTTGCCGAGAGCGTCGGTAATAAGTTGTAAAAATGTTTCGGTATCCGCTTGCCGTATTTGATCGAGATTTAAACCGAGTTGTTTTACTGCTTGCGCGGCGGGATCAGATTCGTTTTTGATGCCGCCGAGGTTTTTCTGAAGTGTAAAAATGCCCTTGGCGAAGGCATCTAGTGAAGTTCCGTTTTCTTCGAGAGTCGATTTGAGCCCGCTTAGTGTCTGCCCCGAGATCCCGGTCTGTTGAGATAAATCTTTGAGTTGCCCGCCCAAGGCGACTAATTGTTTGCCATAGGCGATAAGCGCGCCGACGCCGAGCGATGCGCCGAGAATGTTGGTCAAGCCCTTTGCCATATTCTCGACGTTGGAGAAAGAGGTTTTAAAGACGCCCTCCATTTCCTTGACATCGAGGCGCAGCTTGCCGAGGTCGGCGCGCATTTCGACCAACAATTGACCGACGGTGCCCTTACCTGCCATCTGGCCCCCGTACGGGCGATTCATGAATCGCCCCTACATTAAAAAACCGGTCAAGGAATATTTCGGACTCTTCTTCCGATAGGTATTTATTGCCCGGTGGAAACGGCAGGAGATCGACATACTCAACCGACGGGGATCCCGCGCGGTTGAACATATTGGAAACGGTCGCCGTCAAAAGCGCGACGGGTCGCGCGTGGCGGTTCTCTCTTTCAATCCACTGTTCGGAGAGTAAACGAAGCTCGAACGGCGTGAGCGCCCAGAATTCTTGTGAGGAAAGGCCGAGGTCTATTCGGGCAAAACTCCAGAGGTCGCTGTCCCATTGAGTTTCATCAAATTTTTTTTTTCCTGTTCCTGTATCTCAATTGGCAGATCTTCCTCTAGTTTAGGCATCTTTAGATAGGTCTCGGTGATAACTCTCAGGGTCAATTGCATCACGTCGCGCAGATCGAACGGCATCAGGCCGACGGCCTCGATCGATAATGCCGGATCTTCGTGCAGCATGGAGGCCCAGAGAATAGCCTCGCAAAAGTCCATCCCGACGTCGCCCTGCTCGACCTGCGGCAGCTCTTCCATCATGATCCGAAAAATAGCCTTGCGCGGTTGCAGGTTGCGCGATTTATTCAGCTCGCGCTCGGCCGCCTTGAGCCCGCCGACCGTCAGCAATAGCCGGCGCGGCTTGTCGAGGTCGATATCGATTGGTTGGACGCCTGCTCTCATTCCTTGTCTCCCTGTCCCCTTGTCTCCTACGGCAGCCCCGCCGTCCCTGTAGTAACCCGCGTCGGCGCACCAGATATCCGAACCGTTGCACCCATCCTGATTGCTTTAGTAAAATCCAGATTCGGTGCCGGTGAAGTCAGATAGCCGGGAAATCCCCAGCCATGTAATGCGCCCGGCAGGATGACGCCCCAAAGTCTAATTGGCAGCGGCTCGGCCACTGCGTCATCATACAGCACGACATGAATCGGAATATTGACGATGTCCCAGAGCACCTCGAGCGGCAGCTCGCCGCCGTCGCGCAGGGTCGCCGCATATTCTTTATACCCGCCGGGCGATGAGTGATTGGTTATCTCGTCAAAATCCTGCCTGATCTGCGGCCCGGTCAAGACTGTGCATTGCGGGATCTCTTCGTAAACGGATGAGGTCGGATTTTTCCGGTAGAGCTTCGACCCCTTCGCGAGCATGTAAGTCGACATGGGTTTACCTCTTTAGATCTGGCTCGGCGCGCGGTTGACGGCGACCTTGACGCTGTTATCGGTCATGACAATGGTCACATCGCCATTTGCATTCGTGAAGCCCGCGCCGTTGATTAAGATCGTCGCCTGCTCGCCGGCCGCCAGTGAATAAGGCCCAACATCACCGATCCGGTTGAGAGAATCCGCCACAGCTTTCAGCGACCAGGTAAACGGGCTCGATGCGTGCGTGTTGCGGATCATGACGATCTCGCGCCCGGTATATTTAAATGAAATCCCATCGACGAAGGCCGTCGGCGCGACGAAAATGTCATCGAGCGAGTCAGCAGTCGGCGCAAGCGCCATAACCTTTTGCAGATTGCGGATCTCGGTTGTTTCGTTTAAAGCCTTGACTGCCATGTTTTAGAGCCCCCCATAGAGAAAGCGCCAATCGCCGAGGATCTGATAGTCGGACTCGGTCTCGACATCCGCCGGGTTGTATAGATCGATCTCGTCTTCCATGAAGACGCCGCCGATCCTGACGTCGCCGCTGATCGCCTGCTGCTCTTCCCACGGCGTCAGCGCGCCCTTGATGGCGTCGGCCGTCTGGCGTGCGGTACCATACGATTTCGCAAAGGCCGATATCTGAAAGCGCGACTCCGCGGCGCCGCAGTCCCCGTCGTGGGAATATTCCGGCAGCCTCGACGTCCGCTGATACACGACCACGGGTAGGACGGCGCTTTGTGGATACGTCACCGGATAGATGCGCGTGCCGACGAGCGCCGCGAGCGGCGGGTAGTTGCGAAACTGATTGACGATGGCTTCTTCCAAACTCATAACCGTGTACGCCGATTCATGGAAATCTGCCGTACGGGCGATTCATGAATCGCCCCAACAATTTTATGACACTTCCTGTTCTAGATTGTCCCGAATGACCGTCTCGAAGGCCGCCAGGCCCGCCGCCTTTTCCGCTTCATAGGCGGGCGTCATCGATGGGCGCGAGCCGACATGGCGCAACGATGGCCCCTTTGCTGTGTGGCGGATGTCATAGCCGAACTCGAACCAATAGCCGATATTGGCGTGGCTGACGGATTGACCGTTGGACTTTACCTCGAAGGTTTCCGTCGATGGCCCGATTTTCACTATCCCCGTAGAACCGCGCAGTTTCGTCGTGGTAACGACTTTCATGCGTGGCGATATCAACGTCCTCGCCAGCCGCTCCGCGTGCGCCCTGATCGGTTCTCCGAATGCCTGGAGGGCTTTTCTAAGCACTGACTGCTCAAGCCGGCGGATGCGGCCTTCCAACTTCCGGTTGAGATCTTGCAAGCCCTTCAATTCCAATTTCATGTCCACAGCGTCAACGTCTCCGTGTATGGGCGATTCATGAATCGCCCCTACGAATCGCCATTACCCAACCTCTTTGCAAAGAATTTCTAACGTCGTCCGCAGTCGGTCCGGTATCACCGATTCGATATCAAGAACCTCGTCCCGAAATAGGATGCGCTGCGCGGCCTCGACCCCGGCGCAATAGCGCGTCATCACCCGCGTCGTGATGTCCGCCCCGACCTGCTTGGCTAGAAACTGCTCGCGCCCCGATAGCTTGACCACGTCGGCACGTAGCTTCTGAAAATCGACCCATGTATCGATCGGTTGCCCGAAGCCGTCCTGCTCCTGCGTGCGCTTCTGGACTGTCACCACTTCGCGGTTGCGCCCGGCGTTCATAAAGAAAAAAGCCTCTCGTTTGAAATAAGCCCTTCTACAAAGTCGAGTCCCTGGAGTTTTAACTCGGAATAGGATTCCCTGTGCTCGTAGTAGTCGGCCGTCTTGATCAGCATATAAGTGATCAGATGCGGCGGCACGTTTTCGCGCTTGTCGCCAAACCCGGCGACGAATTCCACAGCCACCGCGGAGGGCCTTGGCTGAACATATGGCCAATTGGCATTTTGAGCCCTCACGAGCCGCGGTGGCCGTGCGTTTAAATCGCTGTAGTAAGTGTTCGGGTCGATCGTCTGGGTCGCCCCGTTGCCGTCAGTCCATTTGACACTCGTCACCGACTGCACTGGCCGTTTAAAGATCTCAATACAATCGGGCAGCCAATCCAAATACATGGTCCATGTCTGCGTGATCAGCGCGAGATCATAGACGAGCTCGACCATCGTGCGGACGGCGAGGATCTGGCCCTGGATCAGCAGATCGTCGTCGTCGAGATCGATGCGGCTATGCGCCTTGACCTCGTCGAGGCCGATCGGCTCGATGACCGGCGGTGTCTTTAGTACGAATGTCGGAATCGGCTTGCGGTTATCGTACATTTTTTCGGCGTTTTATCGTGGCCGTTTCGTGCGTGCCGAGATTATCTTCCGGCGTTTCGATCAGCCCTACGGTCTTTTTTTTTCCGCCATCATCGCTCTGCCATCAGCGATCCACATCTCGGCGACC